TGTTTGTAATCCCTTCACCAATGCCTTCTTTGTCTCATTTCCATAAATATTATCTACTGAAATATTTAAGCCATATTTTTCATTTAAAGTACTTTGTATTCTTGCGACGTTGCCCTTTTGAACGTTTTCTTGTGGTTGAGGTATAATTCCATTACTTGTCTCAGATTTTGCAATCTCATCAAAAGGAAATTTATCGCCTGGGCATGAGGTTGCACATACATCTCTATGAGCCTGTACTGTTGTTATATTGTAATTATTCTTTAAATATGCAATCAATTCTTGTCCAGCTTTTATTTGTTCAGTTGGCATATCTTCTTCTATGAAGTTACCTTCAAAGCATACTCCTAAAGAGTTATAATTTGAGCCATATGCATGTGCTCCTACTTTTTCCTCTGGACGAAGTCTATATACTTTACCATCTTTTCTTACTAAAAAGTGATATCCAGCACCGCTCCAGCCATTATTTAAGTGCCATCTATGTATATCTTCAGCACTGCAATTTTTTGCAGCTGCATGATGCAAAATTATTCTTTGCGTAGAACTACGTGTATCCATTTGTTTAAAATTTAAATTTGTCTCAATTATTTCCATCTATTTGTCCTCCTTATTTGTAACAACTTTTTGACCTAGCAAATATGTACCAATAACACCTTGAATAACAGCTATTATTTGTACTATTTGAATCGCATATGGTATTGTTATGCCATCTACAGCATTAATTCCTGCAACTAATGCACTTACTATTGCTAAAATGTTTGTAGTGTATTTGGCTATTTTCTTTAATTTTTCCATAACTTTTCCCTCCTATTATTTAATAATTAAAGCTATAACAGCACCAACAATCGCACCAATTACGGATAAGATTATTTTGTCTCTTATAGCTTTTTTAACTTCTTTATAGTCTTTTGCTGGCTCATTTTCAATGTTGCCAACACGTGCATCTAGCTTATTTACATCTTCTCTCATGAGTTTTACTTCTGTTGCAATTTCTTTTATAGAGTATGTAAGTTCGTGAATATCTTCGAGCTTTCCTGACATTTCCTTAAATTTAATGTCATGTTCATCTAATCTTTTTGTATTAGATTTACTTCTGTCTTCTGTTTCTTGAAGTTTCATTATATCTGACTTTTCCATCGTTACCTCCTACGCTGTTCTTTTCCACATATAACATGTTATATATGGTTGTAGTAATGATAATGATGTAGAGCCTGCAGAACTTGTAGTTTGTTGTCCTGATGCAGATATTGTATGAATGTGTCCTTGTCCTCCACCAGTACTTTTAGCAAATTTTTCAACATTTCTTAGAGTTTTATTCCATGCGGTCGCTCCAGACAGAGCATTTGCTTCAGTTGATTGTGCAGAGCCTCCTGAAGTCTGCCAAACATCATGCGTATGAGCGGGTATTTGATTTATTGTTAGTGCTGTACTTCCAGTATTTCCACCGTGATTATGACTTGCTATCGTATGTGTATGTGATATATTTGCTGTTTTTGAGCCTCCAGTTTTTTCAACTGTATTAAAACTACTATCTGATGTATTAACTCCAACAGGTACTCTTCCAGCTCCCCATAATACCCATGTTCCGAATCCTAAATATGTAGCTGGATTTGTGTTTGTTGTTTCCATTCTGATATGTCCAACAGGATTTTCTGCTTTTTTCACTGAAAGAACTGCATCATTTATCATTTTTTGTATATCTCTCAAATTAGGTTGCACTATAATCACCGCCTTACTACAAAATCTAATACATCTCCCGTTTCAAGAGCCCAGTCTGTTGTTGTTTTTATCTTATTAGATATGCTATTTGCTGTTCCAACTTCTCTATAATGTCCATCTGTTCCGCTTGCATCAGAGCTTAACAATAATCGTTCTCCATTCAAGTACACGTCAATCACCGCTTGTCCGACCTTATAGTAGCACGGTATTGTTACTTCTGTTCCCGCCGTAACTGCAGATGTGATTTTTAATTGATATTTATGCGTGACTAAATTCTTTTGCATTTTATTTAAGTTATATGCTGATAAAGGTATCTTGCCCGTGTATTTTGCTGGAGTTACTGTATGATTTACTCCATCGATGGTAACGTAAGCATCTTGCGTTTTTGTACCATCTTCAAAATTAAGTATTTCCATTCTTTTCTCCTTTCTCAAGGTTTTCTATTCTTTGCTTTAGTTCTTCTATTTGCTTTTGTTGTTCTTGTATCGCCTTTGTTGCCGTTGCTAAAATCGGCAATTGATTCATATAATACCTTTCTTCTATTCCCTTTTCTTTATTAGCTTGTTTTTTGACTACAAAGTTTTTATCTATCTGTTCCATCTCTTGTGCAATATACCCTATTTTATAGTGAGTATTATCGTCTTTCTTGTCAAACTCTTTATGATGAATTTTATTAATAATATCTATTGCTGACTCGGAACTATCTTTTATGTTGCTTTTTATTCTTATATCAGAAGAATCTCCAGTCTGATATAAATGTACACAATCAATATTTCCATTATTGTCTAGTATTATTTTTCCACTCGCTAATACAAAGTTTCCGCTACTATCTATCATTATTGGATTGCTATCATCTCCAAAAATTCTAAAGGTTTTTGTTCCATTTGAATTGTTATATACACTGAAAATTTCCTTGTTATCTCTTGTATCTCCATAAAACAAGTCTTCTCCAATCTCAAAACATAAACTATCATTATTATCATAAATCTTTGACTTTTTAAACCTAATCTTATTGAAATTCAAAATAATATCGTTTTCAATATGAAAACCATAATCGTCATCAGAATTTCCACCAAGATATATAACTGGAATATAAGTTGTCTTCCCATTTTCAGCAGTGGTCTTATAGCCCCAAGCCATAAAATTGTTTGTTGATTTTTCATTTAATGCGAACATTAAACTTTTGTATATATTATCGTAAGAAGGAAAATAACAGTCAAAAGCACCAATATCCATAGTTTTGCCATTGTTATAAAAGTGCTGACCAGTTTTGTCCAAAGCCATAAGAATTTTTTTGTTTTGATCTAATATCGCCAAACTTGCATTTCCATTAGCAATCATCATCTGTATATAATCAGATATTTTATTCCATGCTATTTTTATTGCTTCAGAATTAACCTGTAACTCAGTTGAAAGTTCCTCTTTTCCCAACTTTTGTTTTGCAAGTAATTGAATTTGGTATGCTGTCTGATTTATTGCAGTGCTAAGCTCTAATTTAGTAGCATACATATCCGTTAAGTCATTTTTAATGATGTATTCAGCGTAGAACTTGTTGCCTGTCATATCTATTAAATATATGTAATTGTCTCCTTCAAACAACTCTATCTTCGCATCAGCCAAAGTCTGCTTGACTGGATTTTCTAGCTCTTCTAGCACAAGATATTCTGTTAGCTTTAACCTACGCAAAACATAAGCTTCGTCTTTAGTTATAACAAGGCTATCACTCACGCTTCCTGTAGTTCTTAGTTCTTCTATATTAATAACGTATTCTTTTTTGTCTGCAGAAGGATTCGTTCTGCTTTGCTTGTCTACTATTATTTTGTACTGCACATTACATCACCTCCTGATTTGCGTTTAAGTCTGATGATGGATATAAATCCTCATCAGGATATAAGTTGCATTCATACTTCTTGTTCCCCTCAATTATTAAGTTCAAAATGTTGATTTCTTTTGCATTCTCTAAATGTATTTCTGTAATTCCTTCAACATCACGCTTGTAGTCAACTGTATCTGCTACTTTTTGTTTAATTGAATCTACGTCTTGCTCTACCTGAGTTATCTTCTCTTCGTGCTCTGTAGTTTTTTGAACTAATTGTGTTATTTTTCCATCAATTTGATTGATTTCACTTTGAACTCTTCTTATTTTTTCAGAATTGTTGGATTTTGTCTGCATGCTTTCTTGTTCAGTTTTTGCTTGTATCTTGCTCTTTATACTTGCTTTGAATTTGCCAGCATATTCAAGTTCTCCCTGATATATAACTTTTTTTCCATCAATTATAAGAATATCTCCAATATCATAAGCAGGATCTATTATAGTTTCTCCCTCAAATGAATATACTTCAAAGTCTTTTATTTGATTATAGATGTTTTCTATTTGTTCGCTATCTACTATGTACATATTATTTTGATTTATATATACAGTGCTTGCTGTTTCATCTCCAAATTTGTAATTCTGTGTTCCATCTTCATAAGAAACTTTTGAAACACTAAATTTATCTCCCCATTTGAAATTGCCAAATAAGTTGATGTCAATATTCGCAGTATCTTCGCCAAATGTTTTAATATACAATTTTCCATCTCTGCCTATTACAGCAAATCCTCCAGCTTGTTCTGCAATATAACCTATATATGTTCTTGCTGTTACAGTATTGTCATATACTGCTATCTGCTTATCATCATTAAGAAAAGAAGTAGACCCAAGTTCTACTCCTATCTTAGTACATATATCTTGCAATACCTGTAGCATCGTTGCTGGGTAAGTTAAGTCGCTACCATCATATTTATTGTCATCAAACTTTTTCATATAATCTGTAGCTTTGATTTTAACTTTAAATTCGTCATCTTCTATTGATTGAATTGTAAATTTTCCGATTGCTATTATTTCATCTTCCAATCCACTTTCAACGTGAACTTCGTTATAAGACTCTGGTAAGTCTCTTCTGTCTATCTCAAATTCAATGTCTATTTCTGGAGTACTTCCCAAACAAAATTCATTATTATTAAATAACTCTAATGTAGATTTGAAGTCTATAATGTGGTTTGGCTCTATCTTATTATTGTCAATATATATATTTAATTCATGTTGAGTTGAATCGTTTAATATTTTATCTTTATAATCTTGAGTTGTATTATACATTTATAGCCTCCTATGAATTTACATTTTTTACAGCTTGTTTTTGTGCCTCTGTTAATTCTTTTTGCATCAAATTAAAAGAGCACTTCCATCTTGTTTTAGAAGTACTCGTATTTAATTCTGTATCTATCATCTCTACTTTTCTTTTGGAAACTCTGAATTTGGCTCCTTCTAAAAATCCACCATTTACAACTGGAACCTTTACATCTAGTACAAGAGGATTTTTATATGTCTTCTGAATTAAGTTTTCCGCTTCTTCCTCTGAGTTTAAATTCCACGCCATCGAAAGTTTTAACATTCCTATTGCTATCGGGTTATCAATCAGTGCTCCTGTCTTTTTGCTTGTATAACTATCATTGTCTGTGTCTTCTATATCCGCACTATATGTGCTTGGAGTCGGAAGATTGTCTGTTACTCCATGTTCTCTCCATAACATATTAATCACCTACCGTTACTATTGTATTTCTTCCCGTTCTGCGGGTCTTTGAATTTATATAATCTATTGTGTCATCAAAGATGTCTTTGCCTAAATATTGAATGGTTATATGTACTGGTTGTCTATTGTTGCCATTAAAATCTGACAATACATCTTCAAACATACCTATCGTATTATTAGATTGAATGCTTATTGGTTTTATATTAGGACTTGTAGAAGAAATGCCCTGTATTGCTTCTGTGTTTATTGTATAAGACATCGTTCCTGCTAAATTTTCAATCTCATTTTTTACCTTTCCGACATTATCTTTGATTCCTTTAGTCATTAAGTCAATCATGTCTGGCATATATGTGTGAAAATTGCTTAGTGGTCCTTCTTCTGGTTCAGAGAAGCCTAACAAGTTTTTAATTTTGCTTGCAACCGAATTTACTGCACTAGTAACCTTATGTATGTTGTTTTTAATCCCCGAGGCCATATTACTTACTAAATCTGTTCCCCACGTTATTGCATTTCTACCTAGATTAGAAAAAGTATTTTTTATGCTATCGCCCCAATTTAAAACAATATTTTTAACACCATTTAATCCTGTTGAAATATTGTTTTTTAGAAAATTTACAATGTTATTTACGTTCTGTGATGCATTGCTCCATGCTGAACTAATCTTGTTCTTTACATCATTTCCCCAATTTGAAATTGTCGTTTTGGTATTATTTGACCAGTTTGAAATATCGCTTTTTATTTCTGTGAATTTACTAGTTAGATTATTTTTAAGATCAATAAATGGTTGCTTTACTTTATCCCATATTCCTAGTAGTCCATTTTTTAAACCATCTATTATATATCCACCCATTTCTATCATAACAGTAGATGGTGAATGTATTCCAAATGCATTTTTAAATCCGTCTATGAAAGGCTTAAATATGTGATCATATATCCATTCGCCTATCATTAATGTTTGATCTATTATTCCTTTTAATATTCCTTGAACAATATTTCCTCCGCAGTCTTCAATTTCTTTTTGCCAAAATTCTTTTGACCATTCAAGTGCTTCATTAATCTTTTCTCCTATAACCATTCCAAGATTAACAAGACTGGCACATGCTGAACCCAATGCCTTAAATATTGCATCCACAACGTCATTCCAGTTAAAGCCTGTTATAAAATCTATTAAGCCTTGAACAATAGGACTCCAATCAAAGTCTTTGAAAAATGCTGTGACTCCATTAAATGCACCTTTAATGCCTGTACTTATTGTGTCTCCCAAAGCTCCCCAATTAGTATTTTTGAAGAATCCATTTATTGTATTAGCTACAGCACTTCCTAAATTTGACCAATTAAATGTATGAACAATCGATTGAGTAAAATAAATAGCTGTATTTATTCCTTGAGCAATAGTATTTCCAATTTGGTCCCAATCTATCTTCTCTATTGAGCCATTGAAAAATTGTGCAATATTAGTTCCAATCTTTTTTGCTGTATTTTGTATCTTATCCCAAGGTATCTTATTTAAAGCTTCATTCAGCTTATTCCCAATTGTTGCTCCAACTTCGTACCAATTTCCGTTTTTTATAGCGTCCATAATACTATTTGGAGTGTTATCAATTCCAGACAGGTCAAAACTTGGCGATGTACTTCCGCTATTTGAATTATTATCAGAAATATTGTTTATTTCATTATGTACTCCTGCTAATTGCTTTGTTTCATTTTTAGCATTTTTTGCACTACTTGCCATACTCGCATACGAACTTGCACTTGCTTTTGCAAATATATCAACTCCCGACATAGCATAAGCTACACTTTGTATTGCTTTCATTAATTGATATACTAGATTAGTTACAAATTGTATAACTGGTGCTAATGCACTTCCCATTGCGTATTTCATATATTCAATGTTAGCACTTAATTGTTTTGCTTGTGTATTTTGGCTTGATAACCAACTTTGAGCACAATTACTTAATATTGAATATATCCCTCGCAATGAAAAAAGAGCTAAAGCATATTTGGCAATTTGCTTTACCCCTGACTTTATACTGTCTCCTATATTAAATCCAGTTTTGAACTTTTTAAAAAATGAACCTATTTGAGTTCCAGCACTGTTTATTCCTTTTGAAAATTTTTTGAAGAAACCCATAGAAGTAGAATCGTCGTTTTCTATTTTTTCTTTTTTTTGATATAAAGCATCAAGTTCCACCTCTGCTTTAGCAATATCTTCATCACTTAATGTAATTTTTCCCGATTGAAAATCTCTTATTTTGTTTTCGATTTTATCAATTTTCAAATCTATTAATCTTATTTGATTTTCTGATTCTCCTAAATCGAAAGAATCTGTATCATACCAATTTCCCGTAAATAAATTCTTGAAGCCTTCTTTAATCGTTGATATTACAGGCTTTATAAATTCCAATTTTTCTTTAAGATTATTCAACGGTCCTTGTATTTCATGTGAATTACTTGCATCTTTAAGTTCTGCCATCTTATTTTTGGCATCTTCTAATAATTTATTGTAAATTTGTATTTCAGTATTTAACTCTCTCTCTTGTTGAATTAATTTTATATATTCAGTATTCTTCCCTAAATTTTCTTTTACACTACCATCATTATTTTTATTGTTAAGGTACATTTGATCTGCACTTTGTTTAACAGAATCTAATTTTAGTTTTCGGGCATTTATCTTTTCTTGTAGACTATCTATTTGCTTTTGAGTTTGAGTTATTTGTTCTTTTGCATCTTTATTATTAATTTTTATAGATATATCATCGTTTTCAATACTCTTTTTTAAGTTCTTAATTTGCTTTTTAAATAATGGCATTTGTTGCTTTACTGCTTTTTGTAATTTTGACATATCAATATTGGTTAATTGCTCTTGTGCTTGTTTTATGATTTTTGTCATTTCTGGTAGTATTTTTTGAAACTCTTTTAAAGCTTCTTCTACTTTAGCAGTTACTATAATTTCTATTTCTTCTACAGTCATTTAAATTCCTCCCTTCTTTTTTATTTTTAACATAAAAAAACACCTACATTTCTGTAAGTGTTTGTCTTCTTATTTTTTACTTATTAATACATTGATGCTTCAACAATTTTGAATGTTGCATTTTTCATCATGTCTATTTTGTCTGATGTTACTAGTGTGAATATATCAAAATTTTGACTTTGTCCTGAGCCTAAATCATTTGCATAAATATAGTCTTCATTGATTCTTGAACCATTACTATCAACAGCCTCTATATGAAAACTGAACGACTTTTTATTGTTAGTCTTATTTGTTACCCTAACAGTTAATTTTGTTTCTGTAAGTCCATATTCTCCTCTAGTTGCTTCAAAATTTCCTAATTGTACATCTACATCATTAGCGAGGATTTCTTCTGTACTATTCCCTGTTGCCTTGTCTAAATTACTGCTAACTTCATTTAGCCCCTCTCCTAATGCTTTTTGTGCACTTAATGTAATAACCATTGCCAAAATACATAAAATGATTCCCGCTACAGCTTGACCTTTGCTAGCTTTCTTGATTAGTGATATTATTGCAAATATTGCTCCAATCAAGCCTAAGAAAAAAGATACATTGTTTACAATTGGGATAAATGATGTACAAACTCCTATTATTCCTAATACTAAACTAGCTGTTCCAAATCCACTTTTCTTTTTCTCCATTTAAAGCTCCTCCTTTTATTATAATTATAAAAGAAGTTTAACACATTACATCTGTCGAAGTCTGTCATTTTTTGTCGAACAATATAAATTTATTTTTTTTGCTAACTTTACCCTTTGAAAAGCCTTTTTTGTTCTTCTAAGGTTTGCTCTTCTTCTTGAGTATCAAAAAGTTCTTTATAACTATCTCTAATCAATATTATTTTAGCATTAGGATTCATACAGTTACCTACTATTAATTTATTTGTTACTGCTTCTTGTAAATCTATCTTCTCTATAAGATTGTCATTTTTTCTTACCAAATTAGCTTGACAATATGTCTTTATTTCAGAATACCTACAGTTCCAAAATTCGTTTGGTTTCATTCCTAAATAATATGCTAATATTGCTAAAGACTCAATTAATTCTACTACATTGCTTGATTCTTTTATTCTTGTATTTATATCTCTTAAGCTTTTGATATAACTTGTTCTGCCATTTTGCTTACTGCAACTTCTGCTGATTTTTGAATTAATTCGTTCATATTCAGAGTTGACAATGGATTTGATGTCATTTCTTTTAGTTCTTTCTTTGACATCTTTTTCCTGAAAAAACCCTCATCATTCAAAGCCTCCGCAATCTTCTCATATAAGCCACTAATTGTCATGTTTTCTGCTCTACACTCATCTATAAAGTCGTATACATCACTAGATTTTGTAAAGAAACTCTCTCCATTTTCATTTTCTGCCAATTTAAATAGTATTTTAGATAACGCTTCTGGATCTAAAATAGAATACGCCTTTGTAAAAGCTTCTTCAAAGTTTTTGTTATTGAGTAGATTAGCTATTTCTACTATTTTTCTTGTTTTTAGTACTAAATTAATCGTTTTGTTTTTTGTCTCTATTATCATTTATTTTCTCTCCTTTGCAAAAGAGAGAGAGCTCTTGGACCCTCTCTTAAAATTTTGTTGAATCTCCTTCGACTGGATATCCGTCTGTTTCTACTACTTTTGACTCTTTATATACTCTCATTGTATCTTTTATAAAGTCTCCATCGTTCATTTCTTGACCTGCTATGTCTACAGTGCATTTTACTGACTGAACTAGTGGTTTGTTAGCAACTGATGCTGTTGTTTCTGGATATTCTAAAAATAAGAATATTGTTGTATCTGCATCAGCAATAGCTTGAATAGCTTTATGCGTTTTTTGTATAAACATCATTTCTATGTCAACAGTTTCTGCTTTTCTTTTTCCTTTTGCCATTCTTTCTTCTTCTAAATCTAAAGCACTATATGTTTGTCCTTCTTTTAATGTTTTTAGTTGTCCTACTTTTTGAACGTAACCTATATCAGTTCTATCTCCTGTTAATGTTGTTGCATAAGACACTTTCGCTTTCATTGCTACTTGTGGTGTTGTTGTTTTTTCTGTTTCTTGTCCATCTCCCATTTTAAATTCCTCCTTATTTTAAATTAAAAGAGGCCGTTATTGAATTATAACGAACCTCAAATGTTATCGTTATACCGTATTTTTGCAGTATAGAGTCATATACTGCTTGACTGGTATTTGTCCTTATAAAATTATATTCTTGAAGTTTTGTATCAACTTCATCTGTCATTTGCATAGCTTGACGTTGTTTTGCATTCCAACAAGTTATTGATATTTGAAATGTAGAAAATATAGGAAATGCATTTTCTGTTAAATTCACAGATTTTAAAGGTGTATGTAATTCCAAACAAGGAAACTTACTTGTTGTTGTTGGATTTGTTAGAATTTGTTTATATTTTAATGAATCTAGCTTGTCGTACACTAAATCGCTAAACTCTTTTATACTTAAATCTTTCATTTACATACCTCCTTCAGCATTGCTTCTATTTTCTTTTTAACAATATCTACATTCTCATCTCTACTTTGAAAACCAGCATCACCCATAAAATGATTTGCCTTAATTCCATGAGCAATATAGAAATCTACTCCTTGAATATTGACTATTGGATAACCAAGTGCTTTTTCTACTTTAGAAACTGGAATGAACCATTCTGTGTAGCCACTTTCTATAAAGTGTTTTGATTTTCCCACATGTTCCATCTCAGCATTTGCACCAGTTCCAAAATATTCAAAAAATAAATATGAAACTCCATTGGACATAAATTTTGAAGGGTCCGCATAAACACGCCCCTTCACTTCTTTAGTAGACATATCAACCATTTCGACTAATATACCTTCTTCATTATGTCCTTTTTCTAGCCTTACAGCATAACCTCTAATGTTCTTCAAAACATCTTCGGTTATCTCTTTTGCTATTTGTGGCAATTTTTGAGTTATAGCATTTATATTTTTGAAATTATGTTTTACTTTAATGTTACAGCTTATCATTCTTGCACCTTCTCACATATATATAAATAAGTATTTCCGATTTTATTTTTATCGGTTACTTTATATTGAGGCTTAAATTCCTTTAATTTTGTGATATCCTCAAATGATATTCCATTTCCCTTTTGTATGTCATATTCATTTGTTGTTCTTGCCTTATATGTACTATAATCGACTTCTCCAGTAGATTTTCTGTCAAGTTCATTAACATCTTGTTGCATATTTAACCAAGCTACGCCTTTATATTTCCATTTTTTTTCTGGTTCTCCGTGGTCTTCTATCTCTTCATATTCTGATATATATACTTTTGTTAAATCTCGTAATAACATTACTTAATCCTCCTTAGCCCAGATTTTATAATGTCATTTCTTAACTTATCTATAATATCTTCAAACGATGTTGAAATAGAACCCTCGTTTCGACTCGTTAAGCCCTCAGCACCTCTTGACAGATATATTGCTTTTGTTGCTTTTTTTATATATGGAAATAATTTTTCGTCGTTTTTTTGTCTATTAGAAATATCAGAGGCAATAGAGCTTACTTCCTCTAATATTTCACTTAGAACCTCTTTGTCGTCTTTATAATTAGCTCCCAAATCAGCTATTATTTTATCTATATTACTGGTTTCTGCCATTTCTATTGCCTCCTTAATTATTCTTTTTCAGCTTTTGGTTCAGTTTCTTTTGCCTTTTCTTTCTTAGCTTTTGGTTCAGTTTCTTTTGCTTCTTTATTTATTCTTAGTCCTATAAATGTTGCCATCTTGTTCACCTCCTAGCCTTCGTATGAGCAATATACACCAGCTAATTTGTTTTCGTATACATGTCCATATAAATTATTGTTTCTATATTTGAACACATTGCTGTCTCCGTTTTGATCTTCGTCTGGTGTAAAGTATTTGATGAATTGATCCATTGCTGTTACTACTGCTGATTTCTCAACGCATAAGAAGTTTATATCTTTTCCACCTTCTATTAATTCGTAGTAATCTGATGTTGAAGGATTTCCTGTTGGAGAAGTTACTTTTGAATATGTTCCAGAACTTTCTGTGTAATATGCCTTTCCTGATACTACAGCTGTATCTTTTGACTTAATGTATGTATCTTTTGCTTTTTCATATCCGTAATTTTCTTTTCCATCATTTAATGTTACTGCTGTATACATTCTTGTTTGAGGAACTTCAATTATTGTTTTAAATCTCTCTAAAACTTTCTTTGATTTAGTTGTATCTAAGTCATCTATCATTCCTTTTAATGTTGGTGTTATAAATAAAATTCTGTTTTCTGTTGAAACTTCATCTTCGTCCATTTTGTTTGTACAAGCTCTTAATGCACTTACTACTCCTGCTCCATCAGAAAGAGTCTCCTTCTTTCTTGATATTCCATCTACTCCTGCAATTTTTGCAATTCTTGAAGCATCTGTTTCAGGAACTACTTTAGTTCTTACAAATTCTCCAGATAATCTAGCAAAAGGTAATCCTAATGCTTCTTGATTGTCTAATCTGTCAATTCTTAAATCTTGACTTCTTTCTTTGTCGTATTTTACTGTTTCCCATTTGAAACTTGTTGAACCTTTTGTGTATCCATCATTTCTTGAGAAATCTCCTAAACCGTCCATATCTAGTTTAGCTACTTTTATTTCTCCGTTTAGGCCTTTTTGTACTGTTGTTTCATCTCCATCTAAGATAGATGTTTTTGCTTCATTCTTGTATACCTCGTCCAATTTAGGTAGGTAAATTGTTGATAATTCAATATTGTTCATTTTTTATTCTTCCTTTCTTATTTTAGTCCCATTGCCTTTCTTATTGCTTCATCAGCACTTGACTTATTACCAGATGGGTCCGGATTGTATGGTGGTTTTTCTTTTGACCACTCATTAACTGCTTTCTCAACAATTCTGTCTTGAATTGCTTTTATAAGTTTTGTCTTTTCTTGTAATTGCTCTGCTGTCATGTTTTCATAGTCGAAAAGATTTAAAAATTCTGGATCAAATGCTGTATCAGGTGCTGTTGCAATCTTAAAACCTTCGTCTTTTAAATCCCTAGCATTTAATTTTCTTTGAATTTTTTCATTCTCTTCTGATTGTTTCTTCAATTGATATTGAAGTTTTTGTGTCTCATTCATCTGAGCTAATTTTTCTGCTTCTGACTTTTGTGTATCTTGTTCTAATTTCCACTGTTCTTTTAATTTTGTTTCATGTGTTTGTATTGCTTTCTGAACTCTTCTATCAAATTCTGCTTGATATTCTTTGTTTGCTAGAACATCGTCAAAAGTCTGTGTTTGGTTGTTTTGATTGTTATTCGTTACATTATTTGCCCCGCTTACATCAATGTTTGTGTTATTTGCGTTTTGGTTTTCGCCTTCCATATTTTCTCCTATCCCAATTTGTTCTTTTGCCCAAATTGTTACATTTAAAAATTCTGTTGTTCTTTATAGCCTGCAATCAGTAAAAAGGCATAAAAAATAGACGTACGTCTACGTCTAAAAATTTATAATTATAAAATGTTAATAACTTATTTATTAATTGAATGCTCCAGTGTATCTTTTAATACATTATCTGGTGTATCAATTTTATTTGTTGTTTTTATTATTTCATTTCTCTATAATATTACAAAATAGCCCTATAAATGGCCTAAATATTGTTATTATAGTAAATATAATCCAATACCAAGTTGGCATTTGTAATTTAATGCTTAATATTAAAACTAATAACCACATATTATTTTTCCTCCCTTGTTACTCCTTTTATAGCCCAAAATTGTGCTTCTTCTAATTTTGTTAATGCTAATGATGTTTCTCTACCTGATTTACACTTTAAATCTATTTCATCATAGATAATTGAGAAACATTCTCTTATATGTTGTATTCTGTTGTTTTTTTCTTCATCTACTGTTAAATATTTTGCTCTATCGTTCATTTTTCCACCTTCTTTCCATAATAAAAGCACCTACTTCTTAGTAAGTGCTATTTGTTTTTTTTATTTGAACTGGTTTTTGTATGCTATCGTATTTATTAGTTAATTCTTCTAATTTATTTTTTATTCTTTTATCTATTTTTTTTATATCAAAACCATTAGGATATATTGCCATCATTTTTTTTACTGCTTCTATATATCTTTCCGAATTTAAAACATATTGTACTTGTTCTTCTGTCATTTCAAAACCTCCTTAATGTAATTATATAATTCTATATCTTTTCTTTTTAGTAATTTATTTTCTTCAAAATAACATCTAAATCCTTCTGAAAAATATTCTCCTAATGTTCTTGTGTTAAACTTGTATGTATTATAATCTATAATATAATTGTTATCTATATCATTGTCATATATTCTTCTTTGATATTCTGATATAAACTTTCCTGTATCATTCAAAAACATATTATCTTGATAATACTTTATATTTTGTGTATCTGTTATTATATTTATATCCTCTAATCCTTTTTTTTGTATTTCTATGTACTTTTTATCATGTAATAAATCTAATTTTGTTTCTATTGTATGACCTATTTCGTGTAATATCTCATATTTATCACTATCTTTTAATAGATATATTATATCCTTTCTCCTATCATAGCAACTATTATCTTTAGATATTTTAAATTTTGTATCTTTTATAAGTCCTTGAATTTTTATTGGTAATGCTTTTATAGCTTTTTTTATATTACTATCTAGATTTTTGCTATTAGTATAGTTATTTTTTCTTATATAATCAATATTATTATACTCTGCTTGTTTTTGTTTTTCAACTGGTGGCAAATATCTTATTGTACTTCGGCACCAGTGCCAATAATACATTATTGGAGGTAGATTAATTCCGAGGTACAAGCCCTTTTACACTAACTGGCATAATCTTAACATCTTTTTTACTGTTGCCCCAATACCTATCAAATTTATTTTCTTTGTTTATATAGAATCTCATCATATTCATTGATTGACACATTTCTGTACTATGTTCATCCGTTACTGCCCAAAATTCTACTTGTGCATCATCGTCTGCATTTGATTTTATTCCTTCTAGTTTAGCTAAATTGTTTAGGCCTATCATTTGTAAATCTACTGCACCTGATATCTTGTCATTATTCATATTAAGTTTTTGATTATTTTGTCTATTTATTATTATTTGAAATTCATTAGAATCGATTTCTAGGTATTTTTGTTGTTGTATATTTAAAATTGCTTGTTTGTATATTTGTTGAGCATTATATTGTATTGTAGCTTCAATATATTGTTTCCAATTAAAGCCTGAATAATTAGGTTGGTCTAATAATACAAGAAATAAAGCCATCGCTAATATTGATGGCTTTTTCTTCTTATTTACTTCTTTCTGTCCTTGTTCATAGTAATAATTAGCATCTTCATACATTATTTGTTTTTCTTGTTTTTCAAGTTTGTTTTGTTCCTCTATATATGCTGAATATATAAGTAACTCTAGTATTTCACTATTCTTTACTCTTGTTCGATTGTAAATATTATTTGCTAATACACTAAAATAGTTATTATTTTTTAGCAATCCTTGTTCTTTCCATTGTTCTATGTATATATTTATTCTCTTCTTATTTTTATTATCTACTATGTCATATATATTCTCCGATGTAAAATTAAATGTGTCAAATAGTTCTTGCAAGCGATTTTGAGTTTGTTTTGATGTTTTATTGTATAGTTGCTTTAATTGTTTCATATAATCATCGTGTTGTTCCCACATATAAAGCACCTCTATTCTAATGTTATTTTCACTTCATTTAATTTACATGCAATATTATTAGTTATTGAATCATCCTCTTTGTTTTCAAAGTGTATTTCATTATCAGAAATATTTAGGTATATAATCTTGTCATATATTTTGTTACTGTATTCTATCTTTAATCCTTTATTGATTTTTGGATTATATGGGTTTAACATCATTTTTTTCTCCATTCCTTATTAAATTATCTTGCTTTCCATTATCTTGTTTTGATTTATTGTTGACTATTTTATTATTGGTTTCAACTTCTGTTGTATCTTGTCCAATCTTTGCCATGTTTTCTAAATTCTTTTTAATATTTTCTTCATTTTGTTTATCTATCTTTTCTAGTTCTGAATTGCTATCTAAGTCATCTGGTAACATATCAATTATACTTGCATCACTTAGTAATCCTCTTAGTTTTAATGCTCTTGTTGTTTCTGTGTCTTTGTCTGTTGGTAAATTTCTTTGTAAATCAATTTTTATGCTCCTAAAGTCATAAGATTTATGTTTTCTTTTATTTATTCTGTCTATAATGGTTTCCCATCTTCTTAATATTGCTTGTTTAAAATGTTTATCTGCATCTGTTATCATCTGCTCTAATGCAAAGAATTTTCTATCTAATGCACTTGCATTATCTGCGTTGGTAAATCCTAAGTCTGTTATATTAGGCACTCCACTTATCATAGCAATTAAATCTATTAATGTCTTTTTATGATTTTCTAATGCTGTATCTTGTACACTCTTTTCAACCCAAGCAATATCGCCTGAATTGTCTGGTGTATAAAATACTTGCATTTTCAATAACGCTTTGTCTTCTTCTTCTCTTGCTTTGTTAACTACTTGCTTAGGTTGTCCATTTTCATCTAATTCCGGATTACCTTCTTTATCTAATTTTGTTGTCATTAATTCATTTTGTGGTGCATAGCCTGTTATTTTTAATTTTGCATCATCATTATATTGGAACGTATTTCTACTATTTTGTATTACTCTTTCGTAAGCACAAATTAATGAGACTACCAATTCAAAACTTGATAGTCCCATTTCATTTTCTATTGCAATACAAGGAAGCATATTCCATTTACTTTTTTCAAATTTCTGTTTATCTTCTTGTAATTTTTTATAATCATTTGGTGTTGGTGAATAGTATCTTTTACCATTTATTGTTGTTAATTCTACTATTGTTATATCTGCACCGTTTTTATCTCTTTCAGTCCATTTCCTTAGTTGCCCTATTTGTTTTACTGGTGTTGAATAATCAAATATTCCTATTGTATTTAATGCACTTTGTTTTGTATATACTATTTCATTATCTTCATTTTCATATAATACTTCATAGCACCCTCTCATTCCAAAATAGTCAAATGCTAAATCAAAAAATTCTGTTGAATCATCATTATATTTACTTATATAATCTATAAGAACTTTTAATTCTTCATCTTTATTTGCATCTATATTAAATATTTTATTAAACAACTTCTTTATTATATTTAATTTTGTTGGATCTGATATTTTTTCAACATCATATACTGGTGCTTTTCCTGCAAAATACCCCGTTACCATTGAATTAATATAATTTTCAAATGCAACTTTTATTTTGTCATCATTTATACTTACTAGCTCTGAATTATCTGTTTTTCTTCTTATTCTTTCATATAATTGTTTTCTTGCGTTCCACTCTTTATCCGCTAACATTAATATTTGAGCTACACTATTTTCATTCTCTAGTGTTTCTTCGTTCCACTGTATCATTATTTTTCCTCCTATACTGGTTTTACATATCCAAATTGTATTGTATTTGGTCTTGGGTGTTCATAAACTCCCGTTAAGCAATCTTCAGCATCATCATGTTCATTCTTTCCTGCTCTTACATAATGTTTTAAATGTTTTGCAAATTCTGGCCATCTATCTTCCCAATTAATCGGGAAATATATATTATTCATCACTCCAGTTGAATTGCTTAATATTCTTGCGACTTTATTTTCTCCCTGATGAAACCAATTTACTTTTGTGTGAGTATTCTTTAACTCCTTTAGCTCTTTTTGTACGTTCCTTGCAAATCCTCGTCCACCGTTATTGCTTTCTATATTGGCATTTCCCACATTATCTTTTGTTAACATTCTGGCTACAGCAGGTTCCGTTACTTCCATAGATTCTTGTGTATAAATAACGTCTAAGACGTAGTATTCATTGTTATACATCTGATAATCTATTGAACATAAATAATCCTCGCCTTCATCTGCAGTATCTGTATAATTCATAATATAATGTGCTGGTGGTAATTTTTCATAAGTTTTAAATGCTGTGTATAATCTGTTTTTTACATCTATTGGTTCTTGTTGATAGTTGGCATATATAATGTCTTTGTTCATATTTTTAGTTTTTAATTTATAATCTTCTTTATTTAATATTGCATCACATAACATTGAGCCATCTTCTTGAACTGCTTTATAGTTTATATGTCTCACATTGTCATAGTTTTCTAATATGTAACCTGCTAAGTCATTACTAGACCATCTTGTCATAATAATTATTAGTTTAAATCCTGTTTCAGTTCTTGATAGCATTGTATTGTTAAACCAGTCTATTTGTTTTTGTAAGACATTTTCGTTGTATGCCTCTTCAACATTCTTTATTAAGTCATCTATTATCATTAAAGTACAACCAAAACCAGTTGCAGTTCCTTTTGGTGACGTTGCCAAATAATTTGCTTGTCCACTTCCATCTAAAGCCCATTTATTTGCACTAGATTCGCCAAATTTAATTCTTGTATCCGGAAATATGTCATTATATACTATTATTCCTTCTGTCTTTTCTGAGGCTATTGTATCTCTTACTGATTTTGCAAATGTTGTTGACAATATTTCATTATATGAACCCGTCATTACTTTTTCTTTATTATTGTTTCCAAATACCCATTCAACCAATTTTCCTGCTGTTCTTGATTTGCCATGTCTTGGTGGCATATTTATTACGCAAATTCTATCATCACTTTTGTAAAAGTCTTGTAATTCATTACACATACTTTTTAAAAATTGTATATCATCTTTATAAAAATCTGGTGCAGTTAATTTACAATATTCAAAAAAATCACGTCTGGCTAATTCCAAACGTGCTTGTTTTTTTAATTCTTCTTTCAGATTATTATTCATTTAATATCTTTCTCAACTCTTCTGTTGTCATTCCTGAAAATGGATTATTAACTTCTCCAGATATATTGACTTTTTCTTGTGGCTTTTCTCCTATTGTATCTCTTAACAATTCAAATGCTTTTGTATTGCCTTTTATCGCTTCTTTCCATAATGCAAACACTGCACAACTTTTATTACTTACCTCTTTATCTGCAAATCCATACTCTATCATCTGCTGTTTTAAGCTTTCATCTGATACTTGACCATTTAAAAACTTGTTTATTATCTCCTTAAAAGTTTTATTTTGTTGCCTTTTCTTTGCACTTGCTTTTCCTGCTTTACTTGCATTTTTTCGGCGTTGACTCGGAGTTAAATCTTCATTTTTTATTAAATTTTGCAAATTTGCCATTTTTCTCACCTACTTTGTTGTTCTTATATTTCTTTCCGAAGCACTGCTTATTGTATCTGCATAATTCACACTTATATTTCATACAGCTCGTATAATTAATCTTTTCTTTCATAGTACGCACACTTTGTTATGACTACGTCATTTAAGGCGGATATTCTTATCTCGCATAGATCTTTATCTTTATTTTTACAGTTCTTACAATTTTCTTTTACATATTTTTCATATCTTTCTTCGTTAGTCATAACAACACCTCTTTCGTTAATTTATAAAGCACTATAAAATGATGTAACTGCACATCACTTTGTACTATTTTATAGAAAACTAAAGCCTCGTATTAACATAGTAATACAAAGCTTTTCAAAAGATCCTTCTTTTTCCAATGCACATTTCTATTTATATACCTCTAACATGCAAAAAGGTTAAGGCTTAACTAGAATTGCCTTTTATATACGAATCTTATGAAAAGAGCGTGCCTAGTAGCAACATATATATCAACTTATCTAGTATCAGTTAATAACTAAATTGTTCTTATAAATTTCCCGTATTCTTCTGCAACCTGATGTTCTATTCTGCATCCTCTTGCATTTGCCCATCCAGGCATAAATACTACACCATCTACTTTTCCTATGTATCTAATTGATTGAGATAGCATATATATTGCTACATCTTCATCTGCTGGTGCATTTTCAAATACTGTATCTACCACTTCATGTCCTTCTGCCTCCAACTTCAATATTAGTTCAGCTCTTTCTGCTCTTATCTGTTCATTGGTTTTACCTCTCATTGGTTGACTTATCATTAATTTCATATCTATTTTCTCCCCTTTTTCATAAATAATAGAGCCAACTTTTTGTTAGCTCTTTTTTATTTATATAGTCTTACCTATTTATCCATAATGATATTATAACACGTTTTTTTACTAAAATTCCGCCAATTTTCCGCCAATTTTTTTTAACTCTTTATGTACTGTATAAATTAAGCTTTGGTTTCTTCTCTCAAATGTCCTTTCAGACATTCCAGAATTGATTATTTCCCACTTTGTTTTGCTCTTAATATACATTTCTTCAAATATGTATTTACTGTCTTTATTGACTAATTGCAAGGCTTGTACAACTGCTTTATATTCTTTTATTGCTTTCTGTAACTCTTCATCTTCTTCCATTTTTAAAATACTGCTAAGGACTTTATTTGATGTTCCATACGGTGCCTTCGGCAATCCATCAATTACTGGCGAACCTATGCTCATTATATCTGACTTGATATTTATTATCTTTATGCAGTTGTAATTATATCTCTTTAAACAACCTTTAGCTTCTTTGTATTCTTCTTTACTAAGTTTCATTTGTACCTCCTACAATTATATCTTTACATTTTCCGGATGCACTGTTAGTTTTGGTGGTTCAATCTGCTGTT